TTACTTATATTCATACAACTTATAAAGACAATCAAAAATATCTTTCTGATTCTTTTATTTCTCAAATCGAAAGTATTAAAGAAACAAATCCTAAGAAATACGAACATACGATATTAGGAGGATGGTTGGACAAAGCAGAAGGTGTTGTATTTACTAACTGGAAGTTCGGTGAGTTTAACCCAAATCAATTGCAAACATCTTACGGTATGGACTTTGGATTCTCAATAGATCCAGATGCATTATCAGAGGTAGCAATAGATAAAGCAAGGAAGATAATCTATGTTAAAGAGATAATCTATGAGAGAGGATTAAAGACACATATACTTGCATCGTTAATTAAAGAGAAATGCAATAATGGTTTAATCATAGCTGACTCAGCTGAACCAAGACTTATAGATGATTTACGTTATCAAGGTATAAACATCCAACCTGTTAAGAAAGGTACCATTGAATCAGGGATAATTAGGATGCAAGACTATCAAATCATTGTAGATCCACAATCACAAAACATTGCCAAAGAATTTAATAACTACGTATATTTAAATAAGGCTTCTAAATTATATCTTGACGCATGGAATCATATAATAGATGCAATTAGATATAATATTATCTACCATTTAGATAATCCAAATCAAGGCAACTATCATATTTATTAAGACAAAAACAAACAATTTACGTTTATACATTATGAAAGTAAAAATTTCAATCCCAACAAGTTTAAGTGAAATAAAATTAAGCCAATATCAGAAGTTTGTTAAGATTGCAAATGAAAATGAAGAAGGCACATTTCTAAACCAAAAGATGGTTCAGATTTTTTGTAATGTAGATTTATTTGTAGTTGCCAAGATGAAGCAACAGGATCTAAATTATGCAGTTGGTAAGATTACGGAATTGTTTAAAAAGATTCCAGAGTTAATAACAAAGTTCACTTTAAATGGAACAGAGTTTGGATTTATTCCTAACCTAAATGATATGTCTTCTGGTGAATACATGGACTTGGATGGGTACATAGTTGATTGGGAAGATAGTCATAGAAGTATGGCAGTACTTTACAGACCAATTAAACAAAAGTTAAGTAATAAGTACTTGATTGAGGACTACGAGGGAAGTGATAAGTTTGCAGAACAAATGCTTAATGCACCAATGGATGTTGTATTAAGTAGCAAGGTTTTTTTTTGGACTTTAGGTCGAGAATTATTGAAAAGTACGATGGACTTTTTGGAGGGGAGCAAGCAGATGAGTTCAGCGAACAAGCACAATTTGGGAAAAGATGGGGTTGGTATTCTTCAATCTATGCCTTATCACAGGGCGATGTTAGAAGATTTGATGAAATTACCCAACTACCCATTAATCAATGCTTAACTTTTTTAAGTTTTGAGAAACAGAAGAATGAATTAGAATTAAAAATGATTAAACAAAATAGATAATGAACGGATTTTATTACGTTATTGATAAATTAAGGGACTATATTAAAGACACAGGGTTTGTGCATACGGTTAGCACAGGGGACATCTTTGAAGTTGACTTGGTTAAGCAGACTATATATCCTTTAAGCCATATCATAGTAAACAATGCAAGTCCAAGAGAATTTGTAAGTAGTTACAATATTTCTATTTTATTCATGGATCTTGTTGATGTAAGCAAAGAAAATTCAACAGATGTATTTGAAGGCAATGATAATTTATTAGATATCTTAAATGACCAATTAGCAATAGCACAAAGATTGGTGAGCAGTTTAAAGAGAGGTGATTTATTTAGCAATTTAGTTCAGATTGATGGAGATCCATTGTGTGAACCATTTACAGATAGGTTTGAAAATAAAGTTGCTGGATGGACATTGACATTTGATATTATTGTACCTAACGATATGACTATTTGCTAATGCAACTGAAGAACACAGAGGCTTTAATAAAACAATACAGAGACTATGTAATTCAGCAGTCAAGGTCTAACCTATCCAAGAGCAGAAAGAACAACACGAAGGAGTTGTATAATAGTTTAAAGGGTGAGATAGTAAGTGAGAAAGATTATACAATAGTTGGTTTTAAAATGGCTGACTATGGAATGTATCAAGATCAAGGTGTTAAGGGAAAAAGTAGTTCATACAAAGCACCTAATAGTCCATTTAAATTTGGTTCAAAGTCTGGACCTAAAGGTGGGTTAACAAATGGAATTGAAAAATGGGTAAAACAAAAGGCGATACAATTTAGAGATAAAAAAAGTGGTAAATTTATTTCATATCAATCTACTGCTTTTATTATTTCCAGAAGTATTTACCAGACAGGGTTAAGACCAAGTTTGTTTTTTACTAAACCATTTGAAGCAGGAAAGAAGAAGTACATTGATGGGGAAATAGGGCAGGCATTTGCAATGGATATAGATTACATAGTTGATTACGAATTAAAGAAAATAAAATGATAATATACGCAAGATCTCCTTATCAAATAGAGATTAATGAAGCATCACAAGTTGGAAGTAAGTTGGAGATATTCCTTTGGAATACACCTAACTCAATACCTGCAACTGCTACTTACACCTTATCTAAAAAGGTAGCATCTAATGCACAAAGATCTACAATCTATAATATATCTCCATACATAAGAGAATACATTGATAATATTGTTTCAAGTGATGGGACAAACAATCAATGGTGTAATGTTTCCATAAAAAGATACAAGGAAACATCTGCAGGTGCATATACTTTAGTTGATACAACTGCTTATGCTGGAGTGGATGGATATAATAATTACATTGGTGGCTATAATCAAACCAATCCTTTAAATAATTATTGCCTATTGGCTGATAATACTAAAGAGATTCAGTACAATTTAGGTACTATTCCTTTTGTAAACGTATTAATTAATAATGCTTTAGGCGATAAATTAGATGTTGAATATAAGGACACAAGTAATAACAATGTAATTACTACCCCTATCTTTGGAACGGGAGTAAGTGCAGGAAAATATATGTATAAAGTGCCTTTGACAACATCAAGTGCTAACTATAATAACGGAACAATTACAACTTTAAAGTATTTTGTTGGTGGTACTTTAACCTATTCATCAATATTTAATGTAACTCCTATTTGCGAGTCTAAATATACACCAGTACAATGTTCTTTTATTAATCGTTTTGGTGGATGGCAGTTCCTTACATTCTTTAAGGCACAAACAAATCAGTTAACGGTTACAAGTACTATGTACAATTTGCTTCCAAGTAGTTTTAATTACAATGCTTACAAAGGACAATCCAAAGCATTTAATTTTAATGCAAGGCAAACCGTTACTTTAAACACAGGATTTGTTCCTCAAAACTATTCAGATCTCATTCAAGATTTAATGTTAAGTGAAGTTGTACTTTTAGACAACAAACCTGTAACTTTGAAAACAAATCAAACAGATTTAAAGACAACTATTCAAGATAAAAATATTAATTACACGATTGATTTTGAATATGCCTATAACTTATTAAATAATGTAATATGATTAATGTAAGCATTTTTGTTTATGGGGATGATGGACAAGCAAAAAGACTTGAATTGTTTGAGGATGAAAATATATCAATCAATAGTTCAATTCAGAATATAAATGATATTTCTAAAGTCTTTACAGATTTTAGTCAATCGTTTACCATTCCTGCTACAAAGACAAATAATGCAATCTTTAAACATTGGTATGAAAATTCTTTAGATTCTACATTTAATGCCACCAAAAGAAAAGATGCTTACATTGAGATTGACACATTACCATTTAGAAAAGGAAAGATACAATTAGAAAAGGCAAGTTATAAGAAAGGAGATATTGATAATTATACATTGACTTTCTTTGGATCTCTTATATCGTTAAAGGATAAATTTAATAATAGATTTTTAAGGGACTTTGATTATTCTGCTTATAACTTTGCATATTCGGGTTCATTAGTAAAAACAAGAGTTACTGGTAATGTTGGACTTGATGTTAAATTTCCTTTAATATCTTCAAAGAATGTTTGGCAATATAATACTAATGGAACAGATGTAAGTAATTACGACATAAGTAAAATAGGAACTCCAATTTCGTATTTAGATTTATTTCCTGCAATGAGAATAAGTAAGATACTTGAATCTATTGCAACTCAATTAGGTATTACTTTAAGTGGAACTTTTTTAAGTAATCCAAAATTTACAAATGCTTTCTTGTGGCTAAAAAATACAGATGTATTTATCCAAAAAGGATTTGATAACAGAATATATTTTCAAACTAAATCAAGTACTACAGGAACTTCAGACATCTTTGATTTATCAACTAATGTTTTAAATTTTGTTCAACCTCCTACACCAAGTTTTGTTAGTAATTCTTACATAGATATTGACTTTACAAGTGGATCTGGCATTAGTTTTATTTTTTCTGTTTATAAAAATGGAATCAAAATTAATGAACAAACTGCACTTACAACTCCAGCAGGTTTTCCTATAAGATTAAATGTTGCATTTATTGATAGTGGAGCATATACATTTTATATATCTTCAATAACACCATTAACATTTACATCTGTTTATTATTTATCAATAAATAGTGGTTCTGGAACAAGTGCAGATGTAACAGTTACGCAAAGTACTGCACAAACAACTTCTGTTACTTTAAATGTAGGCGATTATATGCCCGAATTAAAAGCAGAAGATTTCTTTAGTGGCTTATTAAAGATGTTTAATCTTACTTGTTATTCAACCGATGGAGTTACTTATTACATTGAGCAATTAGAGGAATGGTATTCAGCAGGTCAAACCTATGATATATCAGAATATTGTCAAACAGATGAAATAGATTTAGAAAGGGTAAGACCTTTTAAAACCTTTAATTTTAATTATCAAGAATGTGAGAATTTATTGGCAACTGCTTTTCTTGCTCAATCTGATATTCCTTATGGTGATCTAAAATATGAAATTGATAATGATGGTGAAGAATATTCAATTGAATTGCCATTTGAGAATATGCCATTTAGTAAATTTACTGATACTAATTTACAAGTAGGATATTCTATTAAATCAGATTATAGTGCTTATATACCAAAGCCTGTTATTCTTTATGATTATGGAGTGATTCAAACATTGACATCTACAAAAACATATTATTTTGATGATGGTACATCAAGTGCAACTGCCACAACTTATAATTTATTTGGACAAGATACTTTAGTATCGAGTGCCGTTAGTACTATTAATTGGGGAGCAGAACAATCAAGTTATACTAATTTTGTTGAACCTAATTCTTTATTTCAAAATTACTATTCAGCATATTTAACAAATACATTTAATCAAAAGGCAAGGCTAATGAAGATTAAAGCAATTTTACCAATTTTTCTATTATCAAAACTTGCCTTAAATGACAAGATAGTTATTAGGGATAAACGATATATTATTAATTCATACCAAACTGAATTAACAACTGGAGAAACAAGTCTTGAATTAATGTCTGATTTTAGAAATATTACTTTAGGGACAACCACTACAACAACAACTGTTCCTACGACTACTACGACAACTACTGCACCAACAACCACTACAAGTACCACAACCACAAGTACAACAACTACAAGTACAACAAGTACAACTACAACAACTGAAGCACCAAGATTTACTTATTATCGTTGGGATGTTAGTACTTTTGATTGTTCTCAATCTAATCCGATTCCGTTCTGGGCATACACATCTTA